CAGCACGATTTCTATGTCTTAGAAGCTGACACGGTAGATGAACTGCTGACGTTAAACAGAATTGAAATGGAAAAGCGTGGGTTGGACGAGGACAAGAATAATTGTTGGTCTGAGAACTTATACTGAGAATCGGAGGAGGGGATCATGAGCAAACTACAAATAGCACTATGGTTACTGTTGGTTTCCATCGTTTTTGTTATCTGTGCGATCTCTTGTATTGTCCCGGCATGCCCGGAGGTTTGTAGGGTGGAGAGCTACAAGGTGGCCAGTTTCTATGGAAAGGATCCCGTGAAGGAACACTTAAATAAGCATACGGCAAACGGGGAAGTCTTTAACCCGGAGGCCATGACTTGTGCCATGTGGGGTGTTCCTTTCGGAACACGTTTTAAGGTGACAAATATTTCAAATAATAAGTCGGTAATTTTGCGGGTAAACGACAGGGGTCCGGCAAGACGGTTGAACAGGGCAATAGACCTGTCTTATTGTGCTTTTAAAAAGATCTCAGATGAACGTGCTGGGTTGATATATGTCACCTTGGAAGAACTCCCGGCAGAGAATGAGTATATGAAGGAATACTTAAAGGAGATCTTATGAAAATCTCAGTTAAGAAAGGTATGCCTGGTAAGTTGGACAAGTTGTGCAGGAAAATCGTGAAGGATCGGGCGAACTGGACGTGCCAGAAGTGTGGCCATGAGTTCCCGGAAGAGTACAATGCCAAAGGTGATCGGATCGCAGTTGGGCTAGACTGGAGTCATTTCAAGGGTTGTAGGCTGTATGCGACACGTTGGGATCTCTGTAATTCTCTCGCTTTGTGCCGAAAATGTCATACTCATCACGGTCATACAAGCTGGATGGAGTTCAAGATCCGGCAAGAGTTTGGGGAATACGAATGTAACCGGGTGATCGCGTTGCATAACAATCCCCCGAAATGGCATAAGTATATGTTTGATGAAAAACTGGAAGAACTTATGTCGTACAGAGTATCAGGTTGGAGGGGGTATGGAAATATTTTTATGTGATATTTGGAAGAAGGTGGGATGATAGAAAAAAAGGAGGAGACGATGAAGGAATTGATTAAGAACATGTTGGAACGCGGTGCTTTCAGCCAGGATTTTATTGTGGACGCTATTGAGATAGCGTTGGCCCGGGCGAAGGAAGTGCCATCAGAGAGTACGGGGATTGAACTCGGTGATCCAAAACCTGAGAAGAGGACGTACAAGAAGAGGGACGCGGAACTTCCGAGGCGATCGCATGATGAAATACGGTCAATGGCAAATGAGCTAAGGCTCAGGATCAAAGCTGAGAGATTGACGGCAGACGAGGTTATTTCTGTTGAGAATATCGTGGGCCGGGGGGCATGGTACAAGAACACTACTGTCCATCAGGTACAGCAGATGAAAGACATCCTCAAGAGGACAGCATGAAGATACTCTTAATCATAGCGATCCTGATGTTGTTGTGTACGGGGTGTGAAGGTTATGATACGGATGTGACTCCAGAGGTGATAGAGTTTGTTGATTCTACTAAAGAATTGGCGATGACATCTTTTAAGTATGGATATGTAATGGGTAAGTCTGGCAGACCATACGAGGAAAGCAAAGAAGAACTTATTGGAATATTGTACAAGAAAAAGATGGGGGATTGGAAATGAAACTACTCATAGTTATTTTAATGATGTTGGCGTGTACGGTAGGGGTAGCGGAGGAAGTTGATTATCCCCATATAGAATGGGAGTTCGCCGAAGAGACACCATCCTCTTCAATTATATTCACAGAAGTATGGGACTTTGTTCTTATCACTAGCACTGGCGAAGAAATTATAAAAATAAAACAAAACGGTGATTTTTATATCAAGGGAAAACTGGTAGATAACGACAAAGAAATATTCAAAGCTCTTCAGGATTTTTTCTGTATAAAAACTGAGGAAGGATTGGAGGTGAAATGAAAACAATTGTTATTATCTTAATGCTATTTGCGTGTACCGGAGTAGGGGCGGAGGAAGTTGATATGTTCAGCAATGTAACGGAGGAAGATACAACGGAATATCCCTTCACGGAAGAGTACTTGGGGCAAAATTTAGTTATTGTAGAAGATATTGGCGATTCTTTTATGATAATAGACCCAAATAGAATGTTTATAATAGGTGTTTGCCCCGCCTGTGGGAGTGAAGAAAGGGAAACCTTTGAGGATAACGGAGAACAGAGGGCAGATTTTATTCGCATAGATGGACACGATTTTGGTATATGCGGAGAGTGTGGGAACGTATATGTTTATAATGCAAAGGAGGTGAAAAAACAATGAAGAAAGCACTATGTATAATAATGGTACTGTCGCTGATGTTGGCAATCCCGGTGTTCGCCCAGGATCAGGACGTGGATCCCCGGCTGAAAGAACTCCAGACGAAGTACGCGGAACTGGCAAAGCAGAAAATGGAGATCGAGGCCATGATGCTACAGGTCAGCGGAATGTTCATGGAACGGCAGCGGATCGTCATGGAGATAGCTGAACCGGTGGACGTGTTGGTGCAAGGCGATTATACGAGTGATGGCGTGACTGAGTGAGATATGAAAACTCCGAACAGGCTGCCCCCCGGAGGATAAATATAGGGGGTATGCTAAAAGGGGGGAATTATGGAGATTTATTTATGGTGTGGGCTTGTTTTGATGGTAGTTATAGTGGTATTGTTGATTTTCGGGTATATGGAGAGAGAGATGTTGAAGAAGGATATATGTTCTTTTTGGGAAAACAAGGCAGAAGTTTCACAGCAGTTGAGAAAATACGGGGATAGTCTTAGGGATTATTCCTCTGCTATAACAAGAATTGAAACAGGGGTCGGTGACAAAGATAGAGGATCGGTTGGATATGATAGGGCTTGGGATGATATGAGTAATCATTTTCCAGTAAATAGTCTTTACGATAAGCTTTCTTATTTGAGACGGTCACAGGAAAAACTTCTCAAACATTTAGGGCTTGAAATAATTCCACACTTTGGTTTAGGGATAGAAGAAGTCAAGAAGAATCGGGAGGGTGTGAAATGAACGAAGATAAAACTACCGGGAGAGACGAAATGGGTTCAAATGGACAAACAAAAGCACAGAACAGAGCATATGCAAAAACAAGACATGTTAATCACCCGTGGATAAGACCTTATTATAAAGCAAGAGACCGTTGCCTTTATGTTCCAAGATATCAGGGCTACGAGTTCTCTATAACAAGAGAAGATGTTAAAGGGTTTTGGGACAGGGATAATGCCGAAAGTATGGACCGTCCAAGCATTGACAGGAGAGATAATAAGCGTGGATACACACCAGATAATTGTAGATTTATTGAGTTGAATGAAAATCAGGCAAGCGGGAGAAGAAAGCCTGTGTTCGTATTAGATGAAGATGGAGTAGTGCTTGGGTGGTTTAGGTCAGCGAGGGATGCTGCAAATATGTGCAAATGTAAGGAGCGTAGCATCGGAAATTGTTGTCGTGAAGAAAGGACTTATCATATGGGACATAGGTGGAAGTTTGCACCCAACATCGACTACACAAAGGAGAAGGGCAATGGGTAGAAAACCGTACAGAAAGACAGAGTGGCATTGGACGCGGTTAACGGATTATTGTGAGGTCGGCAATAAGGTATTTCTGACTGCATTTAACTTTTGTACTGGTCTTTTGGATAAGGGTGGGATCGAGTGGGAAATACGCAAGCATCCGGAGAAAGCTAAATTTTATGCGGTGTTCAGACGGACGTTGATGTGAAGGAGGGGGTATGGAAATATTTTTATGTGATATTTGTAAGAAGCGTATAAAAGATAGTGATTGGGTAGATTTAATGATTTCAGCAGGAATGACCGCCTGTTCTGATCGTAGGCGAATATGCTATGAATGTAGGGATATAATTTTAGCTGAAATAGAAAAACTTACGAAAGAGTTGACTTACCCTGAATAATTCGTATACTTTGTAATTGTATATACACTAACTCTATCGCTTAGAGCAGATGGGTGCATCCACTTGTCTGCTCTTTTGCTTTTATGGGAGGTCAGTTTGGCTGAAAAGAAACTTACCATCAAACAAGCGAAATTCCTCAAGCACCTCACTCTTACCGGATCACCTACTGAAGCAGCCATGATTGCTTACGATTGTAAAGACAGAAATTCAGCTAAAGTTATTGCCTGTGAAAACTTAACTAAACTTAACGTGAGCTTCAATGATCTCATGGATAAGATGGGGCTTAGTGATGAAGAATTGACCGGTCACTTGAAACGTCATCTCAAAGCAAAGAAAACAATAGGGTATCTTCATAACTACAAAAAGACCAAAGACGGTAAAGTAGAAAAGGTTGCACCAGATGAATCAGTATCAAATGAGTTTATTGATGTGGACGATCATGCTATACAGCTCAAGGCCGCGGAACTGGGTTTCAAGCTAAGAGGTAAGCTCCGGGACAAGGTGGATCATTCGCTTGATGATGATACCAAAGTGCTTTTGAAACGGGCATTAGAGCGTAGGAAGAAAAAGACTGATGGCAAAAAAGACTGACGAGACAGAACTGTTGTATGAAGAGGCCGAGAAGAGTCTAGTTGATTACAGGTATCTCTTGCTTGAGAATGACGAGACGCATGAAGCAGAACCTGCGGATTATCATTACACCTGGTCTGATATGCTTCTCAACGGTGATGGGAACGAGGCTATTCAGGGGTACAGAGAATCGGCCAAGGCTTTGCCATTGGATACGCTATTGCCAACTCCAAGCGGTTTTCGCACTATTTCTGAACTCGCAGTAGGGGATGAGGTATTCGGCATTGATGGTATAGCCAGCAAGATAATTGCCAAAAGCATAGTATTTCATAATCAATGTTATAAGGTTGAGTTTGATGATGGGACTGAGTGTGTTTGTAATGAGAGCCATTTATGGTATGTTTGGGACAAGAAACAGAGAAAGTTTCAGGTTCGAGAGACAAAGTATATGGCTGAGAACCCCGGTGGGTGGGATCATAAGAATGGCTATAAAGAGCGAAGGTATAGGCTCCCGGTGTGTTCTGCCGTTCAATATCAATCAAAGAAACTCAAGCTCGATCCTTACGTGTTAGGATTTTGGCTCGGTGATGGCAACTCTGACTGTTCTATATTCACAGTCGGGAAGCAAGACATTGAAGAAATAACCTCACAGTTTAAGCAGAGAGGGTACGTATTAAAAGAGTTAAAGTCCTCAGAGAATAGATATTCAATCACAGGGTACAGGTCTGAGTGGAACTCATATAATCTTTTGCTCAACAAACATATCCCTAACGATTACAAACTTTCAAGCATACACGATAGAGTGGAGCTAATCCGGGGGCTGGTCGATTCGGATGGTACTCTTGCCCCGAAGGGATCAAAGAGGGGAACAATTACCTTTTCAAACACGAACAAGAAACTAGCATATGATTTCTTAGAGGTAGTGAGATCGTTAGGGATTAAGGCTACAATCAGATCAAGGATACCAAAACTTTACGGAAAAGAATGTGCTAGGTCTTATAGAATATCGTTCAAGACAGAATATAAGATGGCAATGATTAAGCGAAAGGATAACACAGCTTTCAGCGTAAGCCCAAGAAGCAAGTTTAAGTCAATCATAAACATACAGAAAGTTGAGACTGTCCCAACTCAATGTATAGCCGTTGATAGCAAACATAATACCTTCCTTGTTTCAAAAGATTATACGGTAACACATAACACGCAATATGTTCTCCGGGCGTTCCCTCTACACGCACTCACGTTCCCAGACACTAAGAGGGATTACATCGTTATCATAAAGAATAACGCTACGCTTGCACAATCAAAACTTAAAGAGATCGAGACGGAGTACACCACCAACGGGCTGTTATCGGCCAACATGGTCAAGATACGCGAACAGTCCGCGAGTGTATTCAGCGTGGACGTAAAGAATTCTGCCGGGGAAGTAATGAACGTTCGAATCGAGGCTTACGGTAAAGGCTCTTCTATACGCGGTTTATCCCACAAAGAACGTCGGCCAAAGATAATCATATGCGACGATTTGCAAGACCGTGAAGAGATGCGAGGAGAAACCGTCCCCGAAAATGACTGGAAGTGGTTCATGTCAGACGTTTACTTCCTCGGCAAAACAAGTAGGATTTTCCTGATAGGCAATAACCTGGGCGAGAAGTGTATCGTTGAACGTATCATATCTGCCTCCGGAGACCTGGGGTTCAAGTGTCAGCGTATATCTTCTATCAAACTGGACGAAGAAGGTAAGGAAACGAGTGCATGGCCAGCCAAGTTTGAGCTGCATGAGATATATAAACAGCGTGAACAGTTCCGTAGACAGGGGTTGTTGGGTATCTGGTTGGAAGAAAAGATGTGTCAGGCGACCTCTGAGGAAACCAAAACATTCAAGAAAGCCGATAGAAGGTACTATGTCCCGGCAATATTCAAGCAGATCAGGGCGGTATGCAACGTTGATGCTACCTTAGATCCAGCCACATCGCTTAATCCGGGGGCCTGTTTCAGGGCAATCACGGTTAAGGGGATAGATAAGGACAACCATTGGTTTGTACTGGACGTGCGGTACGGGCGGTGGGAACCGGACGAGACTATCAATCAGATGTTCGATGTAGCTAAGATGTGGTTTGGGCAGGAGAGTTCTTTCGGCATTGAAAAGGGTATGTTTAAACAGCTTATGGAGCCGTTCATATACAAGGAAATGTCTAAACGTAACCAGTTCTTCACTATTGCAGAGATTGAACACGCCAAGAGGGGATCAAAGCTTGAACGTGTTAAGATGATGGCTCCCCGGTACGCAGCACATACGATCTGGCATCCGGAAGAAGCTACATGGCTGGCTGAGCTTGAGAACGAGCTTGACGGTGTGACCAAAGAAGGGTTTAAGAGTTTGTTTGTCGATCTTATAGATTCATTGAGTATGCACGAACAGATAGGCGAAGCACCGATGGATAACTTTGACGAACGTATGATGCCGTCCCAGGCCGTACCGGACAACACCGGTGCGTTGGTATATGATACACCCGGGCGTGAACCTATACCGAACATGCCGAGAACGGCATTTGAAGAACCACTAATTTAGGGAGGAAGATATGTCACGGACACTATGGAAAGAACGGCAAAACATGATAGAATCGGAGATGCCTGAAGGATCTAGGGGCGTTATAGGAACTGCGACAATGCTTTTTGTGGGTGCTTTAGCTGCTGCGTACATGATAACAACGTCCTCTATGGATGCAGACAAGCAGATGAAAGACCGTAAAGAATCGGCCCGGCAGTTCGATAAGACACAGAAAGCCGCGTCAGAAGCTCCGGCATTAGCGGCTGAGAAGGCCAGACAAGAGACTTTATCACGTCGCAGGAGGCGATCACAGACACTTTTGACTAGCCCTAAAGGTGTACTTGATACTGGCGAAACCAAAGGTAAGACGTTATTAGGGGGATAATGGAGATACGATCATGCAAACCGAGAGACTTTAAAGGCTTTAGTAGGTTGCTCAAGGAGTTTCATGAGGAATCTTTGCATGAGTACGGTGTATCGTTTGAGGAAGAAGTGGTTATGGAATCTATCAGAGAACATTTCAAAGAGGTGCTTATACTGCTTGTGGACGATGAAGTGGTAGGGGTTATTGGTGGCAAACTGATAGATTATCCCTTACAGGAGCAGAAAATCTTTCAGGAAATGGTGTGGTTTGTATCAAAGAAGTACCGCAGACACGGCCTGAAGCTCTTAAAAGCTCTTGAGGATCGTTGCCGGGAGCGTGGCATAAAGATAATTATCATGGTAGCCAATGGGCAGAAGATGAAAGATAAACTCAATAGATTTTATAATCGTATGGGGTACAACGAACTTGAGACATTATACATAAAGGTGGTGGAATAATGACTCCCGAAGAAGGTATAAGAAGAATAGATCAGCTTGCGACTGAACGGCAGAACTGGGCAAGTTACTGGGAAGAGATAGCCCGGTACTGTTTACCCAGGAAATCGCATATCATAGGTAACAATACCGGATTGGACTCTCAACGCAACTTCCATCAGATATACGATAACACGGCGATCATGGCCTCCAAGACGATGGCCGCCGGGTTTCATTCACATCTGACGAACCCCAGTTCCAAATGGTTTGAAATGCAGACCAAGAACAAGGCGTTAATGGAAAACAAAGACGTTAAGGTATGGTTCAATGACGTTGACCATGAGATGTTCAGTACGTTAAGCACGTCCAATTTCTATGCGATCATACAGGAATTTTATCTTGACGCGGGCGTATTCGGGACGGGGGCTATCTTTGAAGAAGAAGATACGAAAAGCAAAGTCCGGTTTACCATGTTACCGTTAGGAGAGATATACATTGAAGAAGATGCACATGGCCGGGTGACACGGATATTCCGGAAGTTCGAGTATACCGTTCAACAGGCATACGACAGGTGGGGTAATAAAGCGGGTGAGATCGTCCGAAAGGCTATGGAAGAAAAGACTTACGATAAGAAGATACAGATAGTTCATTGGATAGTCCCGCGTGAGGTACGGGATAGGGGCAAGGCAGATAACGTTAACATGGAGTTTGAATCCAAATGGGTAGAAGTGGTCAAGAAAGAGTTAATACATGAAAGCGGATACCAGGAGTTCCCGGTGGCTGTGGGTAGGTTTCTCAAGGAAACAGGCGAACGGTGGGGTTTCTCCCCGGCGATGGACAATATGCCAGATATCCGGATGATAAACGCTATGAAGAAAGTTGTCATTCGGGCTTCCATGAAAGTAGTCGATCCACCTATATCCGTACCGAGCAAAGGGTTTCATTTACCGTTGAACATGAATCCGAACGGGATAAACTACCGGCACGCACAGGTATCAGCAGACGATCTGAAGCCTATTGAGACAAGAGGTAACATACCTGTGGGCCTTGAAATGATCGAATACATCAAGGCTTCCATTGAAGAAGGGTTCTTTGTACCACTGTTTAAAGCGTTTTCTCAGATAACGAAGCAGATGACCATACCCGAAGTGCAACGTCGGATAAGCGAGAATATGGCACTTCTAGGCCCGGTAGTGGGTAGGTTTACTACCGAAGTGCTTGATACGTTACTGTTAAGGACTTTCAGTATATTGTATCGTAACGGGCATTTCCCTGACCCACCGGAGGCACTTTTAAATCAAGAGCTTGACGTTATGTATATATCGCAGTTGGCTAAAGCACAACGCGGATCAGAGATACAGTCGTTAGAACGCAGTATGATGACTATAGGCGAGATTGGCAAGTTTATCCCGACTGTATTGCAGAAGGTTAACGCGGATAAGGCCGCTGATATGATAGTTGAGATAAACGGTACTGACCCGGAACTTTTGTTTGATGAGGAAGAAGTTGCGGCAATCCGTCAAGCTGAGATGGAGGCTATGGAAGCACAGCAGAAAGCCGATCAGATGAGCCAGACAGCGGATACCGTTGAGAAAGTAAGTAAAGCCGAGAAGAACCTTCAACCAGCGGGGGGTGCAAAATGACACTTATAAAGGTAAAAACTAATCAGGTGTTATCTATTGGCGAGATGCACAGGTTAGCGTTAAAGAAAGTGTTTGAACCGGAAAAGCTGACGTATCCGGAAGAAAAGGCACTTGAAGAAAGTATAGCGTTATGGCCTAAGAAAGTCGATCTAAGCGGGTGGGAGAAACACGAACTCAAACTCATACTTGAAGCTATGATACTGAATGAGGATGGGCATTATAACGGGATGAAAGAATTGTTTAAGGAACACGGTATCGATTATCAGAAAGCGTATCGGGAGGGCATATCATAAGGATAATACTTTCTGCACTTGTTCTTTTATCGTTATCAGGGTGTGCTGTGATTCGGCATTGGGATAGTTGGTTCTTTACATGGAAGGGGGAATTTTGAGAGGTACAAGAGTGAAAGCGATAAGGAAAGAAATGTATCCGTTGTATTTAGATGCGTTACGGAAATATGGGATTAGGACGTTACCGTTCAAGAGTATTATGCGTCAGATAAAACGGAAGGGGGGAGAATTTACATGGACAAGGACTTAGGGGTAAGTGACGTAAGGTTACGGCAAGCGTATCAGAGGACGTTTGTAGGGGAAGATGGAGGGCTTGTGTTAAGAGATTTAAAGAACCGGTGCTTTGAGTATGATACAACGTTACAGCACATTCCTGATGCTATTAATTTTGCGAACGAAGGGAAGCGTCAAACGATGCTTCATATAAAAGGCATGATGTCCTCGGAGGGCATGAAGGCCGCAATAGACGAAGAAGAAGAGGAGGGTATGTAATGGATAATCTGAACCCGGAACGGACAATTCAGACCCGGAAGAACGAGATGAGATCGTTTGCCAGGGGGATGTACGGTAACAGGATAAGGTTTAACGAGGGGGGCGAAGGAGGTACGGACGATGGTAATGATGATGGTGGTGCTGATGACGGCGGTAAAGATGACAAAGGTGTAGGCGGTATGGGGTTTGTGAACAGTTTATCCGAGGAAACTCGAGGAAATCCGTCAATGCAGAAGTTTGAAAAGTCATCAAACGAGGATATAGCGAAGTCTTACATCAGTTTACAGGGTAAGATAAGTGCCAAAGGGTTAACCATACCCGGCCCGAATGCTGATGATGATGAAAGGACCGCGTTTCATAAAGCACTTGGTCGGCCTGAGACTGCTGATGGATATAAAATACAGGTGGATAAAGAACTGCACAAAGATATTGTGTCGGACGAAGGTACACAAAAAGCGTTCAAGGAACAGGCACATAAGCTCGGTATGGCTCCGGAAGCGGTACAAGGGTTACATTCGTGGTATCTTAACGAAACGTCAAATGCCATGAAACAGAAAGACGAAGCTGACGAGACTGCCCGGAACGAAGCGTCAACGGCACTCCAATCACGGTGGGGTACAGGATATGACGATAAACTGGCTATGGTGCAGAAGGTCGTTGACAAGTTCGGTGGTAAAAACGCCGAAGATATACGCGAGACATACGGTAACGATCCGAAGGTACTTGAAATGTTGGCCAATATCGGCAGCAGTTTAAGTGAGGATACGCTTGGCCCGGGCGGTAAAAGCAAGTTTGGCGGTATGTCCCCGGCGGCGGCAGAGGCTAAGATAGCTGAGATTAAAGCCGATACAAACCATCCGTTTAACAATGACGGCTCGTTACATCAGGAAGCTGTAGACGAAATGAACGAACTTTATAAGATAAAGTTTGCGGGGGCAGAAGGATGAACGATGCCCTAACAGAACTGGAAAAAGCCGAATATAGAATGCGTTGCGTTGAAGTGGCTGTAACACATGGTACGAAAATGAACATGGAACGTGACGCATGTCTTGACGCGGCTAAAGTAATATACAAGTATGTTGTAGGAACAACCCCTAAAAAGGCTCCTCGACAGACTAAACGATCTGGATAACCTCTTACAGAGGCCCGAAAACTGTAAGAGCAGACCCTGGTTTCTTCTTGGATAATCTGCTGTAGTTGGAAACATTAACATTAAAAAGGAGGAACCAGGCATGGGTAACGTAACAGTACATTATGTAAAACAGTACGAAGATAACATCCGCCTCCTGGCCCAGCAAAAGATTTCAAAACTTAGAGGAGCCGTACAAGTTGATACGAACTTTGTCGGTGAATATAAGTTTTATAATCAGTTGGGTAAAGGCGAGATGACGGAAAAGGTCGGTAGGTTTCAGGACACACCTACGGATCTGGCAGACCACAAGAGACGTAGAGTTACCAAAAAAGATTATGTCTATAACGTACCGTTGGATCAGGAAGATCAGCTATGTATGATTACCGATCCTAAAGGTAAGTATTCTATCACCGGGTCGTATGCGGCAGGACGGCAGATAGATGATAGCATAATCTCAGCGTTTAACGGCGAAGCATACGCGGGTAAAGATGGCGATACAGCAACGGCCTTTGACGCGAATATGCAAGTTGCTGCTGGTGGTACGAACCTGAGCAAAGCCAAGATGTTGAGTGCGAAGAAACTTCTTGACGATAACGATGTTGAGGAAACTGACAGAAATATCGCTTGTGCCCCGTCACAGATTAACGCATTACTGAACACCGTTGAAGTTGCGAGTTCGGACTACAACGTTGTTAAAGCGTTGGTACAGGGCGAGGTAGATACATGGTTAGGGTTCAAGTTCATCAAGTCTACCAGACTTCAGACGAGTGCCGGTAGTAGGCTTGTTTACGCGTGGCATAAATGGGCGATACAGTTAGCTATCCAAAAAGAGCCGACTGCCAGAGCCGACCAAAGACCTGACAAGAACTATGCGTGGCAGGTGTTTCTTTCAATGAGCCACGGTGCGACACGGCTTGAGGAAGAAAGAATCGTTGAAATAGCTTGTGTTGAATAATAGTTGAAATCAAATAGGAGGTTAAGAGATGGGAACAGTATATGGTGTAAATAAGACGAAACACCGCACGCCTGTTATAGCCAATAGGCTCGAACCGGGTTTGTATGATGGTAGAGTGAAAGTAGCCCAGGACACTTATGTATGTGCCGCTTTGGATGCTGACTCTGTTATAGAGATGTGTGCGAAACTCCCTAAAGGTGCTCACATTATAGATGTCATCCTTCATACGGGCGATTTGACCAACAACACCACGTTGGCGGTTGGTGACTATGAAGATCCTGATAGATATATTGTTGCAACGGATCACGGTGCGGGAGCTGAGCTTGTTACCAGAATGGGTATTGGTGACATAGACGGTAGAATGTATCAGATGGATGATACAACTCCGGGCGATGAAACATCTGACAGGCAGATAATAGTAACGACTGCGGCAGGTGAAGCAACTGGAACGATAAATTTGATCGTTCTTTATTCGCACGATTAAGTTCGACAACGTAAAGGGAGGAAGGATATGTTTAAGAAGATATTAGCAACTACGGTATTAAGCGTATTGCTGATAGCTGCTCCCTGTTGGGGTGCTATCGAGGTACAGGATGACGGTGTAGTAGTCGGAATTGTAAACTCGATAGACTTTGCAGGTTCTACCGTTACGAAGTCGGGAAGCAAGGCTACGGTCACGCTGAACGATATAGATAGCGGTACGATAGATGGTGCGGTTATTGGTGGTACTACTCCGGCAGCAGCTACGTTTACTACGCTGACGGCAAATACCAGCATAACGCTTGGTGGTGCGACAATTACCGATTGGGGTGGAGTTGTAAGTCCGTGGACAGATGGCGGTGCTACGACTACGCTCAATTCGGCTCCAACAAAGTTCATAGTCACTCATGCAACTGGTAGTTTTGCTGCAACACAACTCGTAGCTGGTACAGGCGATGTTGTACTGGAAAACTCTCAGATAATTGACGGTGGGTCGAACAATTACATTAAACTGACTGAGGCAGGAGATGACGTTGTTTTCGGGTTTGATGGGAGCCATGTAACCCTAGATACCTCTGACGGTGGGTTTGAGTTTCTAATGACCCAAGCAGATGGTAACATAATAATGAAAACGAATAATGATGCCAACGATTATATCACGTTTTCTACCGCAGCGAATATACCCACAATTACCACGACTGCGGCTGGTGATGGAGATTTAGCCCTTGTCCCGGGTGGTGGCGATCTTCTCATTACGGGTGATACGGACGTTAGCGGTACGTTAACTGTCGGAGCGTTTGCAACGACATCAATCACGATGGGTGATGATACCCTGAGCCGTGTGGCTGATGATGTTCTTCAATGGACTTCAAACGATGAAGAGGCGGAGTTTCGTCTGTTAGCAGCTAACGGTAAGGCTGCTATGCTGGAACTATACGCTGACAACGGTGACGATGCTGGTGATGAGTGGGCTATATCAGTCACCACAAGCGATGTTCTGACGGTCAGCAACGATAGCGATGGTGCTGGAACTCAAGACACCTATCTTCAGGTAGCAACTGGTGGAGATATTACAATGGAAGGCGATACTCTTACGTTTGGCGATGACGAGTATATCAGTAACGCTACTGATGGTACGGTACTGTTATCTACCAATGACGAGAATATGATCTTCATTGTAAAATCAAATAACGCTGGTAATGGTACAGCGGAATTGATACTTGCCGGAGATGCTATAGGAGACGCAGGAGACCAATGGAAACTCACAGCGGGTGGTGTCGCAGAGGATTTTATACTCTCTAACGATACCACGGTGTCCGGAACGTTTGTAGAAAAGATGAGTATAGCTGATACCACGGGTAATATGGACATAGCAGGTGATCTTGACATCACGGGTGGAGATATAACTTGCCCGGCTGATCTTACGATCACAGCTACTGGTGCTGATGTGCTTATTGACGCTGGCTTGACCGTTGGTTCTGTCGTGGCTGCTGGTGACAATAACCTGAGAGTCGAAGGTACTTCTGCGTTGGTTGGTGACGTTACTGTAACAGGCGATGTTACCGTAACTGGTGCTGACATTCAACTGGGTGCGGCTACAGGTGTAAAGATAACAAGTGACGATGACGGTGCTATCACGTTTCTCGGGACGAGTGCAGGAGCTGATGAGGATTTAACCATCAATCTTGACGATACAGCCGATGAAATTACGGTATCAACGTCTACCGGTGCGACTATGTTCAATCTTGACGGTGCGTTAGATCTCAAGGTAAGCGGTCTTAACCTGACACTCGGTGATGCTGGTGTTTACTATACAGTGGATACCGATGGATCAGTAACTTGTGCCGGACTCGGTAATGGTACAGATGAGAATTTTATTCTTGATCTGGACAATACCGCTGACACCATTGAGGTTACGACTTCAACTGGAGTGGCAACATGGCTCTACACGGACATAGGTATAACAATGGCCGAAGGTACAGACGCTTCACAGCCGTTACTTTGGATGGAGAATACTAAAGATGACGCTACTTGCCCGATAATCAGGTTAGAGAATGACCGGGTAACTGAAGCTGATGGTGATGATCTTGGTATTATCTATTTCAGAGGTAGTGACTCTGCGGATGCTGCGACTGATTTCATTACGATACTCGGTGAGGCGAATGAAGTTACCGCTGGCGAAGAAGCTGGTAAGTTATCGTTTAGTGCGAAAATGGACGATACGAGTACGGAACTGTTGAATATGTACGGATCAACTGCCGGCTCTGCAACGGCTCATGTTGAAATCAACAGCGGAACGGTTGACGTTGATTTCCACATTGATAGTAACGATCAAGCCGACTTGTTTATGACGGACGGTGCTGGTAACGATGTTATGGTCACTAGGAACCTTGCGGCTGCTAGCACAGATGCTGCGATGGTTCAGTTACTCAATAGTGCCGCAACTGATGACCAGGGTGCGTTGTCCATTATAAGTGCGGTAGCTGCGACTTCTGCAAATCCGACTGTACTGATACAGAGTTCTGCGGCGGGGATAGTTAAATCTTCCCTGCTTGTGAACCATGACGGTACGGCTGGTGCTACGACAGAAGCTGCGGTGGTTATCGACACCGATGATGTCAATACTTCTGCGTTGTATATCATGTCTGCTGTAACGGCTGCTGGTACAACTCAGTATATTGATGACTATGCTCTGGCGGTTGTAACGGAAGGCACAGGTGGTGGTGCGAGTATATATAGGAGTGTGGCGGCTGCAACTGAAGCCCTCGTACGAATAGACGATACTCATATTGATTCTACATCACCATTGGTTGTTATGACTACCGATCAGGACGCAAGTGCTGACGATGACCAGGTGCAGATCATAGCGACAAGTGCGGCCCTGGATAAGACGTTGCTGTTCATTGACAACGCTTGTACTGCTGGTGCTACACTTGAGCCGACAGTTGAGATAGATGCTGAATCTATTTCGTCTGCTGCTCTCTTGATACGACAGCCGAATGATGCCTCTGGTACTGACGAGAACCTCGATGACTACGTTGTAGCGATCTCCGCTGAAGGTGTTGCGGGTGCGTTAAGTTTACATCGTGACGTAACAGCCTCCACAGGTGCGTTGCTACAGGTGTTCGATGACCATGTAGATGGTACGTCTCCGTTGGCTCTATTCAAGACGGATCAGGACGCTACCGCTGATGATGCTGCGGTGCAGATCGAAACCACAAGCACAGCATACGATCAGGCAGCATTACAAATCACACAGCTTGGTGTAACTGCTCTATTGCTGAGTGATGGTGGTGTTACGCTGAGTGTTGAGGACATTACGACATCCGCTGGCGATCCTACTGGTACTGGTGCGGCTACGTTGACAACTGTTGTTACGACTGTAACGACTGATGATACTGGTGCAAACGCTGATGAGATCACGTTGGCTGATTCTACTAAGGGTGATATTAAGATATTCACTCTTAAAGCTGATACTGAAACGTCCGGACTGAAGATTATCCCGGCTACGTTTCCGGCTGGAACTTACATTCTTCTTGAAGATGTAGGCGATGGTTGTATCTTGGTGTTTGATGGTACGTCATGGGTCGTTTGTGCAAACAACGGATGTACTATCGGATAATGGCAGTTATTTAAACGAGTGGGGAGGGGCTTCGGCCTCTCCCCTCGGAAGGAGGTTGAGATGACTGCTACATCAGATGTCGCTATTTGCAATCTGGCGTTGACTTCGTTAGGTGCAGAACCTATTTCTAATATTTTAGAAGATTCTCCAAACGCTAGACGGTGTAACAGAATATACGAACATATAAGGGATTTTGTTCTAACCGATCATGTGTGGAGCTTTGCTCAAGAACGTGCGGTGCTTGCTATGCTTGCCGCTGATCCTGTATGGACAGATGATCTTATGACGGTGAAGTATCAGAAACCATCAGATTGTCTCAAGATAAACTACGTTAATATAAAGTCGGCTATATTTAAGATTGAAGGGGAAGAAATTCTTTCAAATGTTGAAGGGTTGAAAATAAAGTATACCAAACGAGTTACCGATCCTATGAAGTTTTTCCCTAAGTTTGTAGAAGCGTTTGCCGCGAGGTTGGCGGGTGAAATGGCTTATGCGGTAACAAACTCAAGAAGTCTAGGAAGCGATTTGTTATCTTTATATTACGAGAAGAAACTTCCACAAGCGGTATCATCCGATTCACAACAAGGCACACCTGAAACCGTATTACAAGACGATATTCTAGTTTCACGGATAAGCGGTGGTAGTGAATTGTACGGTCAAACCGGGTGGACAACGTGGTATCCTGTAGGCGATTAGGAGTAACATGGCAAAAGTAACGAGTGCGAAAACTAATGTTTCTCAAGGCGAGTTCGCTCCGCGATTACTTGGCAGGTTTGATATAACTGCTTATAGTAACGCGGCAAAGACGATAGAGAATTTTATTATAATGAACGCTGGCGGTGTAACACGGAGGCCCGGTGGTTATTATGTTGCCGAAGTAAAAGATTCCGACAAGTCTACCCGGCTGATTGATTTCCAATTCTCAACAGAACAATCATATATACTGGAACTGGGCGAAGGATATATCCGGTTTATTACCGATAAGGCACAAGTAGATACCACGACACACGCTATAACCGGGGCTAGCAAGGCGAATCCGTGTGTTATAACTTCCGTGGCACATCCGTTCCAAGACGGTGACGATGTTGTTATAACTGATGTCGCTGGCATGACACAGCTCAATACAAACACTTATGAAGTGGATAACCGAACTGCTGATACCTATGAGTTGAAAAGTACGAATTCGAGTGCGTATGGGGTATACACTTCTGGTGGGATAGCTACGCGGGCGGGTGTTTGTGAAATACCTAATCCGTATAGCGAATCAGAACTGTTTGACATACAGTACGCACAGTCGGCTGACGTTATGTATATGGTACATCCGTTACACGAAGTAGTCAAACTGCAACGGTTAAGTGCAACGTCATGGTCGTTAACCGAAGTGGCATTTGAAAGAGGGCCGTTTCTTGATGATAATGTAGACGCTACGTTGACGATAACACCGTCAGCAGACGCGGGTGCGGGAATAACCTTAACAGCGGCCTCGGCAGCATTTAACGCTAATCATGTAGGTAGTTTCTGGCGTATTAAAGGCGGTGTGGTTAAAATTACCGCATATACAAGCACAACGGTGGTTACTGGTGACGTACAGGACGAACCGGACGGTACTGTCGGAGCTTTGGGTACTGGCCCGGCGGCAACGGAAGATTGGGCCGAAGGTGCGTGGAGTAATGACGAAGGGTTCCCGTCATGTGTTACGTTTCACGAACAACGGTTAGCGTTTGCGGCAACTACGAATAGTCCTCAAACAGTATGGGCGAGTGAAAGCCAAAGTTTTGAAAGTTTTAATGATACTTCCACGGATGATTCGGACGCATATAGTTATAAAATAGCCTCGGAACAGGTCAATCGTATTCGGTGGTTATCTTCCGGCCCGGAATCTTTACAAATAGGTACTGCCGGAAGTACGTTCTCGCTCAGTTCGGGTAGTGCGGGTGTACCCATAACGCCTTCTTCTGTATTGGTAAGACGTGAAACTACTTACGGAGCTGCGAATATCTTACCGAAACGTATCGGACCATATGTGTATTTCATTCAAAGAAATCTTAAAGTATTGCGTGAGATAGGATACAGTCTTGATTTGGATTCGCAACAAGCACTTGATATGACCATTCTCTCAAATCACGTTACCGGCCGTACCGGGATAGTCGATATGGCGTATCAGCAAGCCCCACACGATATGTTATGGTGCATTAGAAAAGACGGCCAGATGGCTACACTTACCCGGCAAATCGATCATAAAGTGATCGGATGGGCCAGACAGATTTCCGGAGAGGATTCTCGCGGTGCAGGATTATACGAAAGCGTGGCCTGTGTTCCCGTAGAAGAAGCCGATGACGAAACGTGGGTTATCGTAAAACGTTATATTAATGGTAGTTCCGTAAGATACATAGAATATTTCAAGCCAGAGGATTTTGACGCTGACCATGATATGTTTTTCGTTGATTCTGGCCTTTCTCTGGACAGTCCGTTAACGATAACCGCAGCTACCGCAGCAGACCCTGTAGTGGTCACAGCGACCTCTCACGGCTTCTCAGACGGCGATCAGGTGAAGATCATAGACGTTGTAGGCATGACAGAGCTTAATAATAACATATATCTTGTATCGAGCAAGACGGATCATACGTTTGAACTGACAGATTTAAGCGGTAATGATATAGATGGTTCTGAATACACGGCTTACATATCAGGCGGTGAAGTGCGGAAAATGGTAACAACGATCTCCGGGCTTGACCACCTTGAGGGTGAAACCGTGGCTGTAAGTGCTGACGGGGCGGCCCGAGCCAATAATACCGTGGCTTCCGGGGCGATTACATTATCGTCAAAAGCGTCAGTAGTTCATGTAGGATTACCGTATCTGCCTATATTACAAGGACTTCCGTTAACTGATGGTTCACCTACGGGAACGGGAGCGGGTAAAATTAGACGGATATTTCAGGCCGTTGTAAGGTTTTACCGGACGATAGGCGGGGAGTTTGGTGATGAGGACTCTCAAGACGTTATAAAGTTTCTTGATATGAGCGTACCGTTAGGGCAACCGTCACCGTTGTTTACCGGGATAAAAGACGATCTTCCGGTAGATGCGTCATGGAACCGTTCAGGAGAGTTTTATATTACACAGCCACAACCGTTACCGATGACGATACTTTTTGTTGTATTGATGAGTCAAGAGAACGAATAGAGGTTTAATTATGGGAATAGCGACAGCGGCAGTTTTAGCTATGGGTGCTATAAGTGCATACGGTCAGTTTCAAGAAGGGCAACAGAGGGCCGATGCGGAGGAATATAACGCGGATATTGCTCGACAACAGGCCGGATTGGTACAATCCAAAGCCAAACTTGACGTTTATAGACAACGTAAAGAAATGGCAACGTTCAGGGGCCGTCAGGAGGCTTTATATTCTAAGGCCGGGGTGGTATTGTCCGGTAGTGCGTTAAAAGTAATGCAAGAATCAGCGGCAAATGCAGAGTTTGGTATCATAATGACCGAACTGAACGCACAGAGAGAATCTTCCCGGTACATGTCGGAAGCCGATAGGGGCATGTCTAAGGCTAAGGCAGAACGTACAGCGGGGTATGTAAGAGCCGGGACAACTTTATTGAGTACCGCAGCTTCGGTATAAGGTACGGGGGGAACGGGGGGAACGGGTAAAATATCAACTAAAACGCCAGTAGGTAAATTTGGCGGTGGTAGAGGATAAAGGAAGGTACTTATGGTTACTATCCCAAGAAAACAAATATCAGGTGCGTTAACAACAACGCCGGGTGTGGCTAAAAAAGATCCTGGTGTTGAAAGTATCTCTGGTCGTGTAACGGCTGAGATCGGCGAATCGTTGATGCAAGTTACGCAACAGTTTAAGGAAGCCAAAGCTTTAGAGGAAAGCACACGGGCCAAGACTATGGTCATGCAGTCTGAGCGTGAGTTACAACTTGAAGCCGAACAGGGTGACGAGATATGGGATATACAGAAGTTCCGGGAAAGGCGAAAAGAAATAACCTCAAAAGCGGGTGAAGGTATATCCAATCATACGGCCCGCAAACAGTTTTTAATTGAAGATGAACAGGAATCCGTATTGTCTGATTTCAATATCCGCAAGACGTTGAGGGATAGGCAACAAAGTTGGTTTAAAGTTATTATGTTTGAACAGGTAGACACTTTAGGCGAACTTCATGCCGGGGTGGGGAGTTTTGGAAGAAAAACATCTGCACAAATATCAGCAGAACGAAAGTTATATGAAGATAAAAGAGATGCACTTATAGAAGAAAATATTAAACGTAATGTAATAGATAGAGAGGCCGCTTATAAATATGAAGAGAAACTTGATAAAGCGTGGTTAGAAACCAGTTTAAGAAGTGATATTGTCAAAGACCCGGAAAAAGCTATTATAAGAATCGAGCAAGGCGAGTATCCTATACCTCCGGGCGAAACCAATGAATGGCTTGCTTTAGCTGATAGGACAAAAAAGAACAATAAGAAAACTGTCAAAGACGATCTTGAAGAAATGTGGCGAAACGGATACGCCGAGACTTTGGGTAAGTTAGAAGAATTTAGCGTGGAGGATATTATCAGTTCTGTTACGCTTGGCAACATGAATCCGAAAGACGGATATGACTTAGTGAAATGGAAAACAAACCACGAAAAATCTTCTCCGTGGAACCAGTACGAAACCGATAAGGATATATGGACAGAGTTGGCTATTGATAGTAAAAACCTTGATTTAGATTTAGAAAAGTTTATTGAGAAAGTTAAGAAAGCGTTTGTGGACGAACAGATAGACCAAAAGGAAGCACAGGGATTTATACTTGCAACACAGAAATTATATGAAAATGCTGTTAAACATAAGGCACGACAGGATAGGTTTGCATGGTTACAGGGCGTTAAGATGGATATGATGAAAGGTGCGTTGCGTGGTATGCCTGATCCGAAAGCGGCTACATTCCACGCTATAAAAGAATTGATGAACGGGGTTGATAAAGGAGAAATAACCGAAGGTAACATTGATGAAGCGTCACAGAAAATAATCAAAGAAGAAATTGTATCACAGAATCCGCAAGTTGGATTGTTGGATGACGTTCCTAATGCAATAGTTTCTGAGAATGAAGAATTATCAACGGTGTTTGATGGTAAAACTGGGACAAAAGCTGACTATGAGTGGAGAGACGGTAAGCTTATAAAGGTATAAAATGTCAAATGTGTTTATAAAAGATAAAAATATTACCGTTAAGTTTCCTGATGATATGTCAAGTGACGAAATAGGGAACATAATTCGTAAGAACATATACGGTGAGGATCTTGAGAAAACTCCAGATAGTTTTCCTGATAAAGTTGTTAGTGGGGTCAAGTCAACTTGGAGGGGGATACAGGAGCCTATATTTTCTTCTCCGACAGTTGCAGGGGCTTTGATGCAAGAGATAGGAGAAACTTTTGAATCTGGCCCGACACAAGAGGATTTTACTTTGGCTATGGGTGGGATACCCGGCCCGGCAATATTCAATATGGTTAAACGTCAAGTTGGTAAACGCACAAATATTGATGAGAATATTGCTAACGCCGGAAAAGAACTTATAAGTCATAATCAGGACTTCTTAAAAAATAGACAAATTAAACCAGAGGAAGGAAAGATTAACGAGTTTCTATTTAACCTGGGTTCTGGTGTTACATCGCTTGCTTCTGCTTTAGCTATAACAAAAATTACGGGTAGTCCTCATGCGGCGGCTACACTATTTGGTGTTTTACAGAAGGGGAGAATATATAAAGAAGCTATTGAATCCGGAAAAACTCCAGAAGAATCCGCAAGACTTTCCTATGTTGCTGGTGGAGCAGAAGCCGGACTTGAATATATTGGATTACATTTTATGCTAGAAAAATATGGTGGTAGGTTTAGACGTATGGCTATAAGAAGTGGTATAGAAGGGTTACAAGAATTTCTACAAACTACTTCTGAAAATGTCATTGTAAGGTTAGGGGGGATAGACAAAGCAAGAAACATACTTGAAGGAGCAGGACAATCGGCATTGATAGGGTTTATACTTGGATCTCCTGCGTCTGTGGCAATCGACTTAGCTGAACGCAATGGGGTCAAAGAGGCTTTATTGAAAACTGGAATAGATGAGGAATCTGCTAATAAAGTATTATCAAAAGTCGTTGAAGCGGTTAGAAAAGAAACGGGCAAGGTTACTGCCGAAGAAGTATCTATAATGAACAACAAGGCTAACGAAGTGAAACCAGAGGAAGCTGAACTCGCCCCACGCGAGGTATCCGACAAGGTTCCGCTGCCGAAGGGTGAACTTGGGGGGGCAAAACAGAAAGTCAGAGCAGATTTAAACGAAGCAGGTTTTGACATAGGAATAGCCAATAAAGCCATAGAGAGTGGTAAGTCTTTTGAGGAAGTCCTTTCTTTTATAACTGGTTCAGTTGGTAAAGACAAGGATATAATGGTTAATACAGTTGGCTTTTCAGAAAATTTAAGAGCAATAATGGAAGCCGGAGAAACTTTAGATATTGAAACCCCGACACCATCCCCCGAACAACAGGCAGACCCACTAACGCAGGAAGCCCTGAAGTACGATACTGCCGAGGAGTTTGTGAATGCAAACATAGGTGAAGATAAGTTTAAGTTTGGTGGAGAGAGTGTATTCCATGAAACATCACCAGATGCGGCTGTTGGCTTTGGTAATGTAGTTGTAGACAAGTCAGGAATGTTTGTTTCAGACGACCCTGCATTTGCTTTAGGACAAAAAGGTAAAGGGGCTTTAGTTGAGTTTGATAAAGAACACTTAAAATCAGATAGAGGCGTACTTAGTAAGGCTAAAGTTCTGGCAAATGAAATATTTAGAGGTCTAGGTCAAGCTCCAAAAGAGTTTATATTACATGGTGGTTCTGCAAGTCCGACTACCGTAAAAAGCATTACCATAAAACCAGATACTAAACTACAACCAAGAAATTTAAAAACATTAAAGAGACGTTTTAATCAAGAACAACTTGAGGACGGTTCTGTAAAGTTTACCCCCAAATGGTTAGACAATAGAACACAGCAACTCACCGACATCTACAACAAGGCACAGGCAGAAGCCGGGAAGTTTGAGTTTGGAGCTAAAGAAGAAAAAAAGGAAGTACCCAAAAAGGAACCACGCAAAAAGTCTAAATTTATAAGCGATCTCGAGGAACGGCTTGTCAATATAGACGATGCGAAAGCCCGGCAGGATGATCTTAAATCACAGCTTGAGATAGCCACTCCGTTGACGGATCAGTTTCGCAGAAATGTTAAGCGGTTCAAGGACGGGTACATGAAGAAGGAACTGGACACGTTTCCAAAAGGCTTCTTCACTATCAGGGAAACTGCTATGTTTCCAGACGAGGCTCTTGATATTGCACAGAGTCTTAACCCTGAGATAAAAACTCTTGAGGATCTTGCTGATGCGTTGATAGGCGAACGTCAGAACAAGGCTGCTATTCAGAAACAGATAGACGATATTAAAGAAAAGAGTACCCCTGCTGTTAAGGAAGGTACGAAGGTACGGCAGAGGTTGAAGGATATTGAAATTGGCATAAGGGAAGGAACGATTAAGACTAAGGATGAAATAAAAGCTGTTCAGACAGAACTTGTTAAAATACTGGAATCGTCAAATCTTGAACTTCGTGATCGTGCCAAGTTCATTCGTAAGATAAAAAATATGCAGACACCGGAACAGCTCTTGAAAGCGTTGCCAGATATAGCTACTCGCATATCAAAACTTGAGGTTGCTGCGAGTACCCGTAATCTCAAGGCTAAGATAAAAAAGGTTTTGAAAACAACGAAGGCAAAGAAACAGGCCGGTAAGCCAGTTGGCAAGTTTGTACCTGAAGTGCAGGAAGTCCTCGATCTTATGCGTAAGACGGCACTTATGTCCAAGACCGAAGCTGAAGCAATAATACAGCAAAATGTAGAAGCTACTGAAGGACTATTACCTTCAGAAGATATACGGCTCAAAAACGAACTGTTATCTTTTATGAGTGGTCTTGATGAAAAGACTCCGGCTTCGCTAAAGAAGATACTCGATGTTATTGAAGAAATGAAAGTTACTGGGAAGATTGCCCGGAGGTTCCAAAGACTTGAGATAAACGAAAACATAATAAAGAAAAAAGAACTTGTAATTAGTCAGGTTACTGGCAGTAAAGGAATAAAAGAAGGCCGGGAGACGGTAGGGGAAAGGAAAACGACAACACAAAAGTTCAAGGATACTATGAAATCTTTAGGCCACAAGATGATACTGTCTTGGAGTGGGCTTATGGACGGTCTTGAATTTAATGCCGGGGTAGACAATAAGATCCTCGTTGACGAGTTCAACACATTGACACAGGATAATGAATATAAAAGACTTACGGAAGAATTTACCAAAGACCTTACGGATGCTCTTGCTTCTGCCTATGGTATAGATAAGGGGAGGGGGTTTAAAGGTACTGTTTCTCTACCCTGGAAGATAGGTGCAAAGATAAACGAATTGCAACAGGAAGTGAAACTTGGCAAGTTCACCAACGCTGCCGGGGTTGAAGTTGATCTTGTGTTTGCGAGGGATGAACTTATCAAGAAGTGGATGGAACTGCAAGACGATACGCTTCGTGAATCGTTTGAGGAAGGGAATAAGTTTACCGAAGAAATAATTATTGCTATCGACAAAAAACTTACGTCAGAAGATAAGGCTTTTGCTAAGAAACAATTTGAAGTGTACGAGAAACAATGGAAGAAAATCAATCCTATATACAGAAAACTATATGGAGCGAACCTTCCGTTCAATGAGTTTTATTCTCCGATAGCTAGAGAGAACTTTGATCTTGATACTGCAAAGGGTTTTGGAACTTTTATACATGACGCAACGACACGATTGGCAGTTACAAGCGGTGCTTTTAAGACTAGGGTAAAAAGTAAACTCCCTATAAGAACTCAGAGTAGTATAGCCGTACTTGAACGGCACATAAAGGAAACTAATTATTTTGTTGCCTGGGCCGAACAGATGAAAGTTTTTGAGACTGTGTTCAAGGATCCGACAGTTAGGGAAGCTATTACTCAGGAATTTACAAAACCATACCTGGGTTCGATTGATAATAGTTTGAACGATTTTTCTACTAATGGAAACAGGTGGTCAAGACGCGTAGGTGTAGTAGAGTTTTTCAGGAAGAACTTTACGCTTGGAAAACTTATGATTAAACCTTCCTTATTTGCCAAACAGCTTGTATCCACTATGGCATATCTTGAGAAAGTAAATCCTATAGACTTTACAGTAGGTATTGTTGATTATTGGAAACATCCGATTGAAAATTACCAGACACTTAAGAATGAAAGTGTTCTTATAAGAACGCGTGGGCTTGCTAATCTTGAACGTGATATTAAAAACGCTACACAAACCGATGCTGTAAAAGCTTTCACGAAGAAACAAAACTTCATAAATTTATTTATGATGAATGTGAAACTTGGAGATAAGCAAGCTATTATTATGGGTAGTTGGGCTTTACGCAAAAAGAGGTTGGCTGAAGGTGCTGATATTCAATACATTGTAAAAGAATATGAGAATTTTAGTGCTGAAACGCAGCAGTCATCTGACATTTCAAGGTTATCTGAGGTGCAAAGAGGTGGCAGTTTTGAGAAACTTTTTACTATGTTTAAGTCTGCACAGAGACAGTATCTTCAGAAAGAACTACAAGCGGTAAAGAGTTTGTTTCAGAAAGGCGGTGTTGGCCCGGACAATATAAAGCGTGTTGCTAAGATACTTGCTATCTATCATATATTGCTTCCGGTGGCGTTTCAGTATATAGCTAATTTCGGTGGTTGGGATGAAGAAGATCAACGTGATTATATTCGGGCTGGCATTTTGGGTTCGTTGAATGGGTTATTCATATTCGGTGATATAGTTGATTCAATAATAAGGAAGGCTCTCAAACTTCGAGTATTTAGTAATGAAGTTCCTATATCCACGATTGCAAATGATGTTAATAGGGCAATAGGAAAAATTGATTGGGACGATATAACTTCTGAGGATGTTGTTGATGCTATGAAAGAATTTAGTGAAGCTGGTGACGCTTTTGGTATTCCAGTTTCTTCGACAAAAAATATGTACTTAGGTGTTGAAGATATAGTTAAGGGAGATATAAAAGCTGGTGTTGGTGAAATACTTGGTTGGTCACCACGCGTAGTAAAAAAGAAAAAAAAGAAAACATCATTCGAGCCGTTTTAATGACTAGGAGGAAGAAATGAGAAAGTTACTCGTATTATTTATGGCAATAGCATTGGTGATGTCACCTATACTGCCGACACAATCGTTTGCAACGGTAGCGTCAACGACAAACAGGATAATTTATTCGGGTAACAATTCTACAACTGTTTTTCCGTATGCTTTCAAGATATTTGCTGATACCGATTTGGTAATTACGGTGGTAACGACTGCTACGGGAGCAGAGGAAACGCAAACAATCACAACGGATTATACAGTATCCGGGGCGGGAGATGCTTCTGGCGGTAACGTGACAATGATTATAGCTCCAACAACAACGGAAGATCTTGTTGTTCGTAGGGTGCTTCCTATGACACAAGGGACTGACCTTGTGGATAACACGTCTTTCTCCCTTGAGGTACTTGAAGAAGGCTATGACCGGGACATAATGATAGCACAACAGCTTCAGGAAGAGATTGATAGGTGTATCCAGGCCGGTGAAGCGTCAACGCTTGATCTTTCTATGCCGTCTCCGGTGGCTGGTGGTATGATCGGATACAATTCGGACGCTACCGCGTTGACTACATACACCACTATAGAAAGTCAGCAACTTGTAACGGCTACGGGATCGTCTGCTCAGAGAACCCTCGCCGATAGGTTTGCCGAAGTGGTGAACGTAAAGGATTTCGAGGCTGTAGGTAACGGTTCAGCGGATGATACTATTGCTATAAATGCAGCTTTGGCGTATGCCGGGGGAGTTAATAAAGCGTGTTATCTTCCTGCCGGGACGTATAAGGTTACGGGTAAGATTACCATTCCTGCTAATGTTAGCGTGTTCGGTGATGGTATGGAAGAAACCATTATTGACGGTAGTACGATAACTACGGGACTATACCCTGAAGGTTTGATATATTGCGAAGGTGGTGGCACGACTGCACTCCCGGCTTTGGCTGCTGCGATAACCGCTGGCGATAGGACTATAACATTTGCCTCTGCTCCGGCAATATCTCCCGGTGATATGATGATGATAAAGGACAATACTGCGGGTTCGTGGAGAGATACCGCTGAGAAGGGCGAATATGCTGTTGTTCAAGATGTTACGGGTGCGGTCGTAACTTTAATGGGATCAACTATAGATTCATATGCTGATACTTGCAACGGGTACAACGTAGATACGACAACCATGACTCTAAGAGATTTTAAGGTATTAGGCAATACAAGTGGTGACTCTATAGAGACGCATCAAATCAAAATAAAATACGGAAGAAATGTTGTACTAGAAAGGATCAAGTTGGTTGATCCTAATGCCGATGGCATCGAATTACAGAATCATTTAGGTGGGGCAATTAGATCATGCTATATAGTCAAGTCCAGAATAGACGGTGCGTTGATAAATTCGGGTGGAATAGGGTTATCCTCTTGCCAGAGTACCGTAGTTTCTGATTGTGTTGTAGACTCTGATTGGTACGGTATAGGTGGCGGTGGTGGTGACATAATAAATAGATACAACATAATAAGAAACTGTTGGGTACAAGCTCCTCAAACTTCTTCTCTTGATTTTCACACAGGTAACGCTTACTGCACTTACGAGGGTAATGTTGTCTTTGGTAGCATACAATGTGGCGGCTCCAATAATATCTTTCGTAACAACATAGTTTATGGGGCAAATAGCGGTGATAATATATTATTCAATTATGTTCAACAAAAGTCTATGGGGTTGGTGGTTGAAGGTAATAAGTTTTATCACAAAGGAACATCTTATTTAATAGAATCCGCTGCGGCTGCTGATATTGACTCACAGACAGATGTTGATGGGATACTAGTTTTCAGAAACAACTATGTCGAGTGGGATTATGCAGGTTCGAGAACTCTAATATATCTTATCAATCAGGGTTCAACAGCAACTAACAAAATCCATATTGAAGGAAATAAGGTAGTCAATAAACAGGCCGCTAGTTCCTGTAGGTTGATGAACATTACTGCCGCTTCTGGAAGCGATTGGAACGAAGTAGTGATACGAGACAACGATTTATACGAATGTGGAATTGGCGTTGTTAAAAACGTACAGGATATAATAGTTGAAGGGAACTCCGTAAGACAGCCTACAGATGCCACTTCTCCCGGTGATTTTTATTCTACTGGTGGTATAGTTATTGTCAAAAACAATCTGTTTCAGGGCGGTAAGGATCAGATACTTATTACGAAAACAACTACCAACGCTACTGAAGTTGAGTTTAAAAACAATTCTCTAATTGGACTCGCCCCATCGGAGAACATACCAGTTCTAATATCTAATGCCGATAATGTAGTATGTTCTGGCAATACGGCAGGGGATACGGCAGATGCTTCTCAGACTAACCCCATATATTTCAGTACCATAGGCAGTCTATGGGAAGAGAATAACGTATGGATAGGAACCGGGCCACCGAAGTATGCGACAGTCACCACGGCTAACGCTGCGATCCTGACGATAGCAAATGATGCCGCAGCTTCTTTCACTCCCCCGAATGTACCCGTTGGAGTCATAACGGTTATGTCCGATAACGCTACGAACTTCAGCGGTATTGTTATGTTCCGGGCCGTGGCGGGTGGGGCTGAGACTGTATCGATAGGTGCTGGTGCGGATCTTGAGGTGGCTACTGGTACGTTAGCGGGAACAACTGGAACAGACGTGAAGGTTACGGTATCCGCTCATACGGACGGTAAGATATACATAGAGAACCGATCAGGTGGTAGTTTGGATATATCGTACAGAATAACAGCAGGACTCAAATAAGGAGGAGATATGAGAAAGGTACTGGTAATTTTAATGGCGTTATGCCTGGTGTGTGGCCCGGTAATGGCGAAGGACGCTTTCTACGGTTCGGTTTTAGCGGAAACCCGGCTTGACGATGATCCGACTGAGATAACGTCAGACGGTATTGATGTATCGCAGTTTGATAAGGTAGCGTTTTGGGTAACATACGATGAAACCGAGGACGGCGGTGGAGTATCCGGGGATATAACTCTTGAGGTTTCGTATGACGATTCTACATATCATACGGCAAATTTCTATGATTATACCGGAGGTTCTACTTTGCAGACTACTGAGAACCTTGCGACAGACGCAGATTATGTTTTCTGGATGGACAAAGACTTTACCGTCCGGTACGCAAGGGTAAAGTGCGTGGGTACGGCAACTGATGCAAATGATTTGATTGATGTCACGGTAACATTTTCGGCACAAAAATAAGGGAGGGAACATGGACAAGATAGTTAAGAAAATTCAAGCGATACTTGAAGAAGCTCTCAAGGTAAAGTCGGCACTTGATACGGCAAAAGAAAAGTCGGCTAAGGTAGCTTTAAAACAGGATAAAGTCGAACTGGCACAATCTGAAGTTACTGCCGAACTTGAAAAAAGAGAAGCCGATGTCAAGCCTATCGAGGATGTTGTTGCCTACAGAATGGCAACGGACGAAGCGGCAAAAAACACCAGAATTGAAAGTGTGTTAATTGGAAAACGAAAGAACGAATTCAATGAATACATAAAAGAAGAAAAGAATAAGCTTAGACTTAGGCAAATCGAAGTTAACAGTATGGAAAAACGATACTACCGCGAACTTAAAGCTTTGAAAAAAGCCAAAGAGGATGTTGAAAAAGAAAGACTTGCTGTAAAAGGTCAGGTAATTGACAGTTTAACGAAAAACATTTAAGGAGCAATTTTGGCTTATGAGATTGCACAAAGGATCGTAAGTGGTCGCAGGGCTGTAACTGTACCCGGGACTGCTGAAAAGCTAGTGGCTGTGTCTACGCATTGTTTTCGTGTAGATATAAGTGCAGACGTGGATAACGCAAACGCTATTGTTGTGGGTGGTTCTGAAATAGTAGCGGTGGCGGGTTCACAGGCTGGGGTAGTTTTGTTTCCGGGTAACAATCCACTTGTAATGTTAGTTGACGATATATCGAAAATTTATGTCGATGCCATAAATGCGGGAGATTCAGCATGTTACACATATTACGTGCAATAATTCTTAGCGGTTTGTTACTGATACCTACGCTATCTTTCGGTGCGACCCGGTTGGAGGATGAGGGCGTATTACAAGGTTACATAAACGCTCTGGACGTTGTAGGTACTGGTGTAGACGCTACAAGTTTGGGTATAAAGGGAACGATTACCGTTAATGTTGCGGCAGGTGGCGGTACGACATTTTTGCAACTCGACTGTTTAAACGGTCCGCTTACCAACTCTCTTGACGGTAACAACTGGGATTTTAACGGACATGCCGGGTTAGGTGCTGACGGTGCTGACGCTGCTACTATAGTTCTTGATATAGACGAAACCTTTGCCTTTGTAGACTCTACGAGATACGGAGTATTCACAGAGATAGATCTTAACCCTACCGGAGCGTTAAGTGCGGCTACGCACCTTCTGGCTTGGAACGCTCAAGCACGTTGGGTGGGTGCGGTAGACGGTAGCGTTCATGCTTCTGTGCAAGCTATTAAGGGCGAGGCTGTAACTTGGAATTGTGCCGGGGACTGTAACCAACTTGTATCAGTTTACGGAAAGTCGAATAACCTCGGTCAAACGGTAGTGGCTGAAGCTATCGGTGGTCTATTTTTTGTTTCCAATGACGATGGTTCTTTTGGCGAACTCGGGGATTTAACAAATGCCTACTCTATTATTTCCCGGGCTTATACCGATAAAGACACGGGCGTTATGGGTACGCGGTACGGGTTATATATTGAAGATACCACGGGCGGTGGATTGCTTACCAATCAGTACGGTATTTATATCGAGGACATGGCGAGCGGATCGGCAAGCGTAGTGGAATACGCTATTTATTCGCTTGGCGGTAATGTAGATTTTACTGATGGTGACATTGATACTACCGGGACGATTACTGGAACTACAATAGCGGGGGCAAATGTTACATCGGGTGCAGATCCTGGGCATACACATGGGTCAACTTCACTTACATTAAACCTTGACGATGTATGTGATGAGAGTGCTACAACGGATCAGGCGATAACTTCCGGAGGGTTTTATACAACAGGGTACGCTTCACTTGGGTACGCTGAAATATACCAGACGGCAGACGATAGGGGCTTAACCATAGTCGGATATGACGATGTGAATACGGTAAGCCTTGACCTTGAGATAGACCAATTTGGTAACTCTTGGATAAGTTCAGACTCCGCTATGGTAGTTACTGCCAACGCGGGCGGGAATATACTTTACCTGAACGGTAGCGAAGTACAGATAAACGGTGTATCAGGTGCGGCAAACGGATTGGTAAAGATATTCGGAACGACAGATTCAGGGCTAAAATATGTACAACACGACATACAAGCAGGAGATGATAAGTACCATATGGGGGTATCGGACGGTGGAATACTTGGTATGGTCTGGACAGGGTTACCGTTAGAAACCGATAGTGCCATTACTTCTACAGGCGATATACGGCTTCTAAGCGATTCTAGTAAAGTAGAGATAGGTAACGTAGCGGGTGGTGATTTACAGCTATATCATAATGGAACAAATAGTTACATAGATAGTATCACGGGAGATTTATACATAAGAAACAGGCAAGGTGTTGGTGGTGACCTTATCTTGTCAGTATTTGAAAACAGAGAATCTGATACCCCACTCATTAAACTAGACGGAGATTTATTATCATTTGCAAGTGGGTACGGCACAGTCGCTTCTGGTGCAAACTCAACATCTATGGGTGATGGTGTTACCACTTCAGGTGAAGCAG